ATGCACGGCACCGGAACGATCTACAAGCGGTGCGGATGCCGCGATCCCCTCACTGGCCGGCAACGCGGCAGCGCCTGCCCCGGCCTGAAGCGGCGCGGCCACGGCTCCTGGTACCTGGCCCTTCCCCAGCCGGCAACCGCCGCCCACCGAGCAACCCGGCTCCGCCGCGGCGGCTACCCCACCCGTGCGGTCGCTGCCCACGCTCTGGCACGGCTCCGCGACCCCGAGCTCGTCAGCTCAGGTGCCCTGATGTCCTGCGCCCAGTGGCTCGGCCACTGGTATGCCACCGTCGAACCGCACCTGCGCGCTTCCACCGCCCGTGGCTACCGCAAGCACCTCCAGCAGTACCTGGTCCCGCTGCTCGGACGCGAGTTGCTGTGCGAACTGACCCATGACCGCGTCCAGCAGGCGTTCGACATGATCGTCCGCCAGCACCGGGACTCCGGGCGGCCCATCAGCGGCAACACTCTGCGCCGTATCCAGGCCACCTTGCGCGCCGCACTCAACGCGGCCATCCGCCGGGGCATGCTCACCGCTAACCCCGCCCGCTACCTAGACCTGCCCCGCACTCCGCGCCCGCACCCCGTGGTGTGGACCGACGCCCGCGTGGCCGAGTGGCTGCGCACCGGGCAGCGGCCTGCCGTCGCCGTATGGACACCCGTCCAGACCGCCACGTTCCTCGCCCGTATCAGCGACCACCGCCTCTACGCCCTCTACCACCTGTACGCACTACGAGGACTCCGCCGCGGCGAAGGCGCCGGACTGCGCTGGTACGACATCGACTTCACCGCCCGCACCCTCACCATCACCCGACAGCTCCAACAACGCGAGCGAGGCCGCCTGGAAGTGTGCCCGCCCAAGACCGCGGCCGGCGAGCGGACCATCGCCCTCGACTCCGGCACCATCCACATTTTGGTTATACACCGTAACCAGCAGCGGTTGGAGAAGATCGCCGCAGGCGAACTCTGGAACGAATCCGAATACGTATTCACCGACCGCTACGGACGTCCCCTACGTCCCGACCACATCGGTCACACATTCCAGACCCTCGTTCGCGCCAGCGGACTGCCGCCTGTCCGCCTGCACGATCTGCGCCACGGAGCAGCAAGCCTCGCCCTGACCGGCGGCTGCGATTTGAAGGTCATCCAGGCCCAACTCGGCCACTCCACCATCGTCACCACCGCGGACACCTACACCTCGGTACTCCCCCAGACTGCCCATGCCGGTGCCGAGGACACTGCCAGAGTCATCATCGACGCCGCCCGAAGGATCTCCCGAAGCATCCGCCAACAGCCCAAACGTCGCCACCGCCGCACGAAGCCCCGGTCAGCAGCCCACGCCGTCACCAGAACTCCCGTCGCGGCGTAGATGTTTGAGGGGCTACCAGCTCTTCCACTGCCCCACCCGGGGCCCACCGCCGACCCATCACCGATTCGAACACCACGAAGTGCGCTCTCACTGAGAAGAAAACGCCCAGGTCAGGAGTCATTTTGGACTAGCGGGTCGCCAGGGGTTCGAACCCTGAACCTACGGATTAAAAGCGCCAGTGCCAGTCGACCGGTCGGACGAGCAGGTCCACTCTCGTCCATCCCCGGGCTAGGGGGGTCCGTCCCCGCTCCGTCCCCGCTCCGTCCCCGCACCGGGGCGCAGAACGGCAAATCACACGAGCATCACCACCGGTGACCAGCGGCGATCTGGAGTAGAAAACTCGAAGCCGTCGGATCTTCCAACAGCAGGGGCGAGGTTTCCCTCTCCCCCGATTCGGTCCACCAACAACGTACCCGATAAAGGACATTGACCTCCCACCTCGCACGGCGGCCGAGTCCTGCCTTCCTCCCGGCCTGCGGTTCCCCGGGCCGGGAGGAGAGCGGTCAGTCCGTCGGCGTTTCGGCCGCGGACAGGTCGCCGACCGCGCCGGTCGGGCCGTTGAGGATGGCGCGGGCGACCTCGTCCTGCCAGCCCGCGGGCAGGTCGTCGTAGGCCGTGCCGGGCAGGCCGAGGTAGCTCCCGGCGTAGCCGTTCGGCAGGATGCCCTTCTCCTCCAAGCCGAGCAGGTACGCCAGGAGGCGGTTGCGGCCGGCCTGGTTGAAGTCCTCGTCGGCGGCGGGGATCACGCCGGCCCTGTCGAGGATGAAGTGCCAGCTGTCGAGGGCGTGCACCACGGTGGCGGCCTCGGGGAACAGCGGCTCCTCCTCGGGGCGCAGGAGCATCCAGGGTTCGAGAGCGCGGGCGACGGGCTCGATCACGCGGATCGTCCGCGGGGCCTTGCCCTGGCGGATCTGGACGTCGTACTCGGGGGCGTTGCTGGCGAGGTCGGTGGAGGCCGCGGCGGGGCGCAGCGAGCGGGCGTCCGCGGGCTCGTGGCGGGTCAGGTTCCCGGCACTGAGGGCCGCTATCTCGGCCATGCGCAGCCCGGCGTTGATGGCGAGCTGGGCCAGCGCCTCGTCGGCGGGGCCGAGCGTCTGCGCAGTGGCGAGGACGGCGCGGGCTTGTTCGTCGGTCAGGATGCCGGCCTTCATAGGTGTTTCCTTGGGGTCGGTGTACGGGTGGCGGGCCCGTAGAAGGCGTTCTACGGGCCCGGAGGGGTCTCAGGTGGCGGAGGGGCCGGGCAGGGCCGGGATGGCGGGTAGAACGAGCGCCTGGAGGCCCTGGTTCCACAGCTGGGACTGGTAGCCCTGCGGCCGGAAGTAGCGGGCCCGGTGCTCGGGGTGCAGCCACAGGTGGCGGACGGCCCGGCTGATGGAGGACTTGTTGCCCCGCCACCTGGGCCCGCCAGGTGCAGCGTGCTGAGCGGTGCTGGCGGTGACGTCGTTGAGGGAGTGTCCGTTGTGGTCGAGGATGTGGGCGATCTGGAAGTCGGTGCTGTAGGGGGCGGAGTCGACGTTCAGCAGGAGTGCGGCCGCGTGGGGGTGCTCCCGGCGGATCAGGGCAGCCAACGCGGCGGCGACGTCGGGGGCGAGCAGGTTGAGGAGGTGGCGGGCCCGCGCGCGTCCCGGCAGGTGCATGATCGGCAGCTTCTCGCCGTGGACCAGGAGTTCGAGCAGGGTCTGCTCGGCGTCCTTGAGCCACCGGTGTTCGACGTACGGGTCCGGCTCGCGGCGCCAGAGCCGAAGTGGGCGGGAGGGCGGCAGGATGTCCGGGCCGGTCCACATCGCGTGGAGCAGCGGCCCGTGGTCGGTCCGTTCGAAGTCGATGCAGGCGATGTCGGGGGAGAACTCGCGCACCGCGGTGCTGAGGTGCTCGTAGGCGGTGGCCGCGAGGGCGGCTTGGGCCTCGCTGAACTGGTAGTGGGCGGCGTCGTAGGCGTCGGCCGGCCTGCTGGCGAGGTGGGGCCCGGGGACGGTCGGCGTGAGCAGGGGGCGGGGCGTGTTCATGGCTGGCCCTTCGGAGGGGAGGGCCGGGCCGCCGGGTCGCTCGGCGGCCCGGCGGGTCACTTCGCGGCGAGGTGGCGTTCGGCGAGGTTCTTCAGCGCGTTCGACAGGGTGATGGAGGCGCGGACCTCGATGGAGGTCGGGTGGTTGTCCGGGTGGCAGTGGTCGGCGAACTCGTCTGCGAGGGCCGTCAGCTGCTGCATGGCGACGGGGTCGTGCCCGGGGATCGTGAGGGTCCAGGTGGAGGCGTCGATCTGGTGCTTGGTGCCGTTCTGGAGGGCGAGTCGCAGGCGGTCGGCGGTCTCGTCGCCGGTGAAGTGCTGCGGGGTGCGGCCGTTCTCGTCCGCCCAGCGGCAGAAGGCGGCGGGCAGGGTGAGGGTCAGCCGTGTCGTGGCGGGGGCGTGCTGGGCGGCCTGTTCGGCGTAGGCGCGGGCGTAGCCGAGGTGCTGGATGGCGCTGGAGGTGCCAAGGGCGCGCAGGGCCCAGTCGTAGCCGCACGCGGCGTGCTCGTGGTGGCGGCGGGCGGCGGGGCCGAGGTTGGCGTCGGCGGCGGCGGCGCGGTGCCGGTCGCGGGCGGCTTCGATCTCTTCGGCGGTGGGCTGCTTGGGTTGGGGCACGGTGTCCTCCGGGTGGGCAGGGCGGCTTGCGGCCCTGTTGCGGTTGGGAGTGGCGGGGCGTTCACCGCCCGACCACGCCCAACCTCTCCAATCCCAGCAGCTATGGGCACATCAACTTCCCTTGCTAAAAAGGTAGTTGACTCTCCCCGCGCACGTTTCTGCCGCGCCGGCACACCCTCTCACCCCTGACCGGCGGGTTCGATGCGGCGAGGGGGTAGAGGTTGCCTGTCTCAGCAGGGCGTGTCCGGCGAGGAGGTGCCGGCCTGTGGGCCGCTGTGTCGGCGCGCCGGGCCGGGAGCGTCCGGGGCGGGCTCTGCTGCCCGCCCCGGAAGTCCGTCAGCCGTTGCGGCTGCGGCGCTCCTTCCTGATGCTCTGGAGCAGGGGGTCGATGCCCAAGCCCCTCCGTATCGCCTCTTGGAGCAGTTCGGCAAGCACGTAGTCCGGGTCCACCTCCAAGGCCCGGTCGAGAAGGACGCGGCAGACCGCCACTTCCCCGGCGACGGCAGCAGCGATTGCCGCGAGGGTGATGGGCGCGGCGGCCAGGACGGTGCGGTTGGCGGCGCAGTGGCGGGCGAGCAGGGACCACAGCTCGCGGGCCCGCTTGAGCTCCTGCGGCTCCGTGTACTCCGCCCCGCGGTCTCGCAGCTTCTTGTCGCGCAGCCCAAGGAGCAGTTCGGCGGCCTCGACCGGGGTCAGGTTCAGCGGGGTGCCGTCGCCCCCGTTGCACAGCAACCGGTCGATCACGCCGCACAGGCGGTGGAACTCGGCGCCGGTGCCGGCTTTGCGGCTCCGGGCGGCGCGCTGCTGCGCGGCCGTCACCAGCGCCAGGCTGCAGGTGGTGGAGTCAACGGCGGAAGCCGGGGCGACGGCAGCCAGGATGGCGGCCTCGCTGGGCGGCACGTGCACGCCGTGGGCGATGGCACGCATGGTCAGGGCGCCAGGCTGGAGGGGGCCGCTGACGGGCATGCCCTCCTCCCGGTACGCGGGGTTCGGGCTGCGGTAGGACCACCAGTGCGACGGAGAGACGCACAGCACGTCCAGCACGGTCAGTCCGTGTCGTTCGGCGCTGGCGGCGAGGGCGTCGGCGAGCCCGCGGTACTGGCGCATCGCGGCGTTCCCACCGTTCTTGGCGACCTGCCCGGTGCACAGGTAGATCAGCACCCCGCCCGATTCGACCTCCTGCTCGGACAGCTCCTCCAGGGTCTCGTGGGTCAGGACGCTGACCGCCTCGTCCTGGTCCGCCAGCGGGAGCGTGGCGCGTCGGCTGGACAGGGGGATCTGCTGCTTCGCGTCGCAGACGACGTACAGGATCTTGGCGTTGGGGCCGTCGGGCTGGTGGCCCATGATGTAGGGCATGGCTTCGACGGACGCGTGCGGGTCGGTCAGGTCGAAGGCGGGGATGTTGAGGATCATGAGGTTTCTTCCGTTCACGGGCCGGTGGAGGGGTGGCCGGGGCCGCCGGTCGGCGGCCCCGACGGGGGCGGTCAGCCCGTGATGGCGTCGCTCCGGCTGGCGCGGCTGTCGCGCAGGCGCTTGCGGAAGCCCTCGTAGCTGTGCTCGACGTTCATCGCGTACACGAGGAGGCGGATCAGGTGGTACTCGCCGGTGACGTCGCTGGCGGCGTGCAGGGCGAGCCGGGCGATTCCCTCCTGGCCGAGGCCCCAGGAGGTGGCCGCGTACAGGACGGTCGGCTCGACGACGCACCAGTTGACGTCGTCGGGGCACAGGCGGGCGAGGTGGAGCCACAGGTCCCGGGCGGCGGGCAGTTCGCTGTCCTCGCAGTGCTCCAGGGCGACCCCGGCGACGTCGGAGTACTGCAGACCGACCAGGAGCCAGGCGGCGGTGTCGTCCGGGATCTGCTCGATGGTGGTGGTGCCGTTGACCAGGTCGCGGATGGTGCGCTCGATCAGCGCGGCCGCGTCCTTGGCGACCGCCATGTGCCCGGTGGTGCGGATCTGGACATCGGCGTCCTTGAGCACCTTGTCGACCGCCTTGGCGATGGCGTAAGCCCGGTCGCCGGTGACCGGTGCGAGCGCCGCGCGGACGTCGCCGCTGCGCGGCAGCGCGGTCGCGTCGAACTCGGCTGGCGGCGAGGAGATGGGGCGGCCCTCCCCGAAGGCGTCGGTGGACATCAGCCAGTACCGGTCCCGGGTGACGTAGACGACCTCCTGGAGGTCGGCTCCGCAGTGGTGGGCGGTCACGCCCAGGAGGCCCGCGAGGTGTCGGTGGCGGGTCATGGAATGCTCGCCGTAGAGGGGGTCGGCCGGGTCGGGGCAGATCCAGGCGACGAGCCCGGCGACGGTCCCCGGCCTCTCGGACGCCTTGCTCTGCTGGTACTTGAAGAGGTTCTGGACCGCGCCCTGCCAGTCGCTCGTATCGGCGGGCAAGGCGATGCGGATGATGTGGACGGGCCTGCCCTCGGGGGTGAGGCCGGAGAGCACCAGGGAGGCTTCGGGGTGGTAGCCGAACAGGTGCGGAAGGATGTGGACGAGGCTCTCGGGTCCGTTCACCACGTTGTTCTGGTCGTTCTGGGGGGTCATGACGTCCTATCAGGTCTGCCCGGGTTCGCGGCCCGGACCGGCAACCATAGAAGACTTTTGTCTTCTTTCTTGACTCAAGTCTATTTGAAGGCGTGGGGGTTGGGCACACCCCAATTCCCCTCCCCTCCAAAGCCGCTGACCCCGGGGGCAGCACCCGAACGGGCCGCCCCCGGGGCCGGAACACGCAAGCGGAGCTAGTCGCCGCTCAGGTGCCGGCGCAGCTCGCCCGGCAGGTCCAGCGGCACCCCGAACCGCTGCGCGATGACCGCGAACTCCGCGCACAGCAGCGCCGCGCGCGCGTCCTTCGCCTCCGGCCTTGCCTCGACGGCCCGGCCCAGGTGGCCGCTCGCCCCCTCGCAGTCGCCGTCCAGCAGGGTTGCGATGCCGAGCAGGACCAGCGGCCCGCCCACGAGCTGGGCGTGCTCGCCGGTGCACAGGTCGGCGACCCGCTGCCACAGCAGCCGGGCCCGCTTCACCTCCTGCGGTTCGAAGCGCAGCGCCGCGAGGTGCCGGAAGGCACCGCTCTGGGCAGCGAAGACCAGCCGGGCGAGCTGCTGGTCCGCGAGCTCCTCGAGGTCCTGGCCGTCGGCCAGCAGGTCCACGACGAACAACAGCAGGAGTTGGAGCAGGCTGTCATGGCCGTGGATGGACAGCTCGCCCTTGAAGTCGAGATACGCCTGATCCATCAGCCCGGCGTCAGCGTCGGCGGGCGAGGGAGCCGCGGCGGCCTGGGCGAGGGCGGCGCCGCGCAGCCGGACGGAGCCGAGGCCTGGCCCGTCGGAGGGCATGAAGCCGGGCAGCCTCCACCAGCGGGTGGGGGTGGCGAACTGCCGCCCGCCGACGGGCAGGTTGTGGTTGCCGCAGGCGAGGACCAGCCGCCGCCCGAGCAGGGTGTGCTTCTCGATGGCCTCGGGCCCGTCACCGGGGTGGGCGTAGATGATGAGGACGACCTCGCGGGGGTCCTGGCCCAGGGCGCGCAGGCGGTGGGCGACGAAGCCGATGAAGTCGGCGGCGAGTGCCGGCCAGGTGTTGGGGTCCTTGTCGTACCCGATGTCGAACAGGCTGAGCTTGCTGCCGAAGGCTATGAGGACGGCGCGACCGGCCGGTTCGTAGCCGTAGGCGTCGGCGACGAAGTCGGCGAGGCCACCGGGCTGGAGGTCGATGTGGGGGGTGCTGCTGCCGGACATGGCAGTTCCTCGTTCCGGGTGGGCCGCGCCGCCGGGCGGCGCGGCCGGGGTGGGTGGAGCGGGGCGGGCTGGCCGGGGGCGGGTTCCGCCCCCGGCCGCCGGGCTCAGGCCGCCAGCAGCAGGGCCTTCGCCATGTCCTTGATCGGGTTCTTCTGGTCGTGCAGCAGGGTGTTCATCGCCAGGTTGTTGCGGTGCTCCTGCTCGGTCAGGGCCTCGGGGACCTTGACGGTGCGGAAGTAGTCCTCGAACTCGATGACGGTCTGCAGGGCGGCCCAGCGGGTGCCCCGGATGTTCTCCTGGGTGGCGGCCTCGGCGAACAGGGTGTGGAGGCGGTCGCGGCGCTCCTCGTGGGCGGCGAGGAGGTGCTTGCGCGCGCCCTCGGCCGGGGCCTGCCACAGCTGGGTGATCAGCTTGTCGAACTCCTGGTCGGTCATCGCCTGCTGGAACAGGGCGGTCGCCTCGGCCTCCAGCGCGGAGGCGTACTGCTCGGTGAACCCGAGGGTCTGGCGGGCCTCTTCCAGGTCGGTCAGGGCGTTCTTGGTGTGGCGGATCTTCCAGACGCGGTGGGCGTCCCGGACGGCGAGGTCGAGGGTGTTGGTGCACACCGCCCGCACGGGGGTCTCGACGGCGACGGCGGCGGAGCGGCCGTCGTGGCTGTTGGCGAACAGGGTGTAGAGGTCGATGCGGTCGGCCGCACCCTGGGGGTCGATGGTGATGCTCGGGGACTTGGTGGACATGAAGACGACCCGGCCGCCGTCGAGGGCACCAGCGGTCTCGTAGGTGACGTGGCCGCCGCCGACCAGTTCGTCCAGGAAGCTGAAGGCGTCGCGGTTCTGGATCGGGGTCCAGGTGTTGCCGACCAACCCGCCGACCCAGTCGCCGCTGTCGTCGCGGAAGGTGCCGAAGCGGCCGGGGATCTTCTTGCCGAGCTTGCCCTTGTTCATCGACAGGAGGGGGCGCTTCTCGACCAGCCAGTCCAGCTTGGCGATCTTGATCACCTCGTCGCTGGTCTGGGCCTCCTCGGTGACGGTGCCCAGGCCGTGCCAGGCGGGCTCGCGGTGGGAGTAGAAGGCGGCCGCGCCGGTGGTGTTGTCGATCGCGCCCTGGTCGGCCCGGCCGGTGATGACGTCGCTCTGACGCATGGGTGTCTCCCTTGTGGTGGGCCCGGATTCGCGGTCCGAGCTGGCAACCAAGCTGACTTCTGTCTGCTTTCTTGACTAAAGTCTATTCTCGGGCGGCGACCTTGGGCACACCCTTCGGGGAAGAACTTCCGGGCCCCGCCGCGAGCCCCGCCCCCGGCCCGGCTCCCGTCGGCCACACCCCGGCACCCGCGCCCGGCCCCTTGGACGGAAACGAGTTGAAGTCGCGGATCACCGCAGATCAGGGCCCGATCGCGGCTCTCTCGCCGACACAACGTCCACCCCCTCGCCCGCTGCAAGGCAGTGGCCCCGGCCCCGCCACAGCTCCAAAATGGGGTCCCACGAACCCGGCTGGACAGGCGAGTTCGCCCTCTGCGGCAGACGCCGCTACACCCCTCAGGAGTCCCCCGTGAAGAACCGCCTCGCCTCCAGCGCCGCCCCCGCCGGCCACCTCTCCGGGGCAGAGGTCGCGCTGATGATCAGCCTCGCGCTGCTGATCGCCGTCCTAGCCCTGGTCGGCCGCCCCGTTCCCGACGGGCTGCTCGTGATGGCCGGCGCGTGCAGCGCCTTCATCACCCGCGGGCACCCGGGCGCTCTTCCCGGGCGGCAGGGGCGCTGACCGTGGGACGCCGCACGATGCCGGTGGCAGCGGGAGCCAGCCCGCGCACCCGGGCGCTCGCCGCCGCGCTGCGCCGGATGAAGGCGGACAGCGGCCTGACCTATGCGGACCTCGCCAAGCGCACCAAGGAACTGGGGGTCCCGCACGGTGCCGCGACGCTCAGCCGGGCCGCCGCCGGCGCCCATCTGCCCCGGCTGGACACCGTCCGGGCGTTTGCCCGCGCCGCCGCCGACCGGGACAGCTGGCACGCCCAGTTCCAGGCCGCCGACAGGGCCGAGGTGCTGTGGGCGGCCGTAGGCGCCGAGCAGGCGGCGGTGCTGGCCGCCGAACCGGTCCGGCCCCGGCGCAGCACGGCGGGGCTGGCCCGCGGCCTGGCCGGGCTACGGGCACGGGCCGGACAGCCGTCGCTCACCCGGCTGCAGAAGCTGACCACCATGGCTGGCCACCGGGTGCCGCGGAGCACCCTCCACCTGCTCCTCGGCGGCCGGGCGCTACCGACAGGGGATCAGCTCGCGGCCGTGCTGGCGGCGTTCGACGCCGCGGCGGGGCCCGGCCGGGTGGTGGTTGGGGACCACCGGAAGTGGCTGGAGGCCCGCAACGCGATCGAGCGGAGGCTACGCCCCGGCCCTCCGGAGCCGGTCATCAGCTACGGGTGCATCGACGGCCAGCTCGACGAGCTCCTGGAGCGCCGGGGGCGCGAGGAGGAGATCCTGCGCAAGGTCGGAAGGTGGAACGACGAGGAGGGCGACAGCGAGGAAGACGAGTACAGCCTCGGCATCCTCCGCGACCCGTACGCACCGTGGGAGGCGCTGGACGAAGACGAGTTGGCCGCCTGGGAGGCGGCGGCACTCGCCGCCGGCGCAAAGAAGGGCAATGAGGAAGACCTCGCCGAGGCCATACGGCGCTCCCTGGCTCGCAGCTAAGGCGCTTCTCCCATACACAGCGGCTGACCCGGTGCTCACCTGAGGGAACTTCAGCACCCACTGGTGGGATCGTCGGCGGCCCTCCCCAACATCATGGAGAATGTCGCCCAGCTCGAGTCTCGCCGAACGCGGGCCCAAGCTGGTTGACATCGTTCTGAGTAGCCCTCCGGAGCACCGGACAGGGCCGGGGAGGGACACATGGATCGGCGCGAGAAGCAGCAGCGTCGCAACTACATCGGCGAGTACCTGGACATCTCCAGCACGCGCATGACGGACGACGAAGTGATGCTCCTGTGCGAGTTCATCGAGATGTACGACAAGTCCTACAGGGGAGTGACGAAGACCCGCACCCGACGCGGTAGCAGCTGGAGCTCCGACGGAAAGTACACCTACAGCGAGACGTTCACCGACACCTTCACCGATGACATCGGCATCCGCCAGGACTACCAATACACGGATGACGACGGGGGGCGGAGGGAGTCGACGACGATCATCAACGACGCCCGGGGAGTGCTGAACTGGCTGAGGGAGAACTCCTAGGAGTCGGCGGAGCGCCGGTTGCGCATCTCCAGTCCGGCCTGCTTGGCGTAGCGGGTCACCAGGGCGGCCGACAGCCCGGCGGCGTCGGAGATCCGGTACACGGGCACCGACCGGTCCGGGTAGGCGCCGGTGACGCCTTGCAGGCGCAGCTCGCGCATCCTGGTGGCGACGTCGTCAACGACCGCGAGCGGGTCCCGTACCTGTTCCAGCAGGTCCATCGGCTCCAATCCGGCTCCCTCGACGGCTTCGAGTGCGGCGCGCAGTTCCTCGGCGGCGGCGGCCAGCCTCTCGCCGGGGGTGGCGGCCTTGCCGCGCCTGGTCTTCACGGCCGCCGGCTTCTCGCCGCTCATCGCAGTCTCCTTCGGGTGCGGTCCGGTCGGGGCCGGGGTCGTCTATGTCTACCAGTGAGTGCCGAGGTGGGCGAAGAACGCGCGGTGCCCGCGCCCCACCGAGGCGGGGCGCGGGCACGGGCCGTTCTCGTCGGGGCCTACCGGAAGAGGGCGACGTACTCCTCGATAGCGGCCGCCAGCTCCTCGCCCTGCAGGTCTTCGGGCCTGGTGCCGACAGACACCCGGCCGGTGCCGCCCTTCAGCGGCAGGGTGCCGTAGTCACCGAACCGGAAGGCGTTGACGGCGAGCGGACCGGCCGTCGTGCTGATCACGCGGACGAAGACGCCCTCCCACTCGTCCTCCTGGGGCACCCAGTCCGCCGCCAGGAGCTCGGCGGTGATGATCAGGGCACCGTCTCGGCGGGTCTGGCACTCCCCTGCGACCAGTCCTCCGGCGAGCGGCTGGAGGGCTTCGAGGATCGCCTTGTGGTCGACCGGCATTTGCAACTCCCCTACTTGGTGCCGGGGTTCTGCGTTCCCCGGCTGGCTCTGCCATCCTCCACCCCAAAGAAGACTTGAGTCAACTTTCTAGACCTTTGCCTCTTTGGCCGACTGTGCCGAAGCCCTGTCCTCCACTCCGGGCAGGTGCCCTGCCAGCTCGCGGCGGATGAGGCCCCGCACCGTGCGCAGCGCCTCGTTCCAGCCGTGCGCCCACGGGTCCGGGCCACGCTGCTCCCCCAGTTCGGCGACGGCCGCCAGGGCTGCCGCCATCTGCGGTACCGGCAGGACGAGCGCCCGGGTCCCGTCGCCGTGGCCGCCGACCTCGCCGAGGCGGCCGGGCCGGTCCCAGGCGATCGTCTGCCCGCGCTCACCCCGCAGCCGGGTGACGGCTGCGGAGCCCGCGGCGGGCGAGAACTGGCAGCCCTCGGCGACGATCCCGGTGACGCGGGCACCCGCGACGTAGGTGTCCCGGGCGAGGAGGTAGAGGGTGGGGGGCTCGGGGCCGAACGGCCGGAACAGGCCTTCCAGGAGGTCGGCGAGCTCGGTCACGCCGCGCCCCTGGCGGCGGCCCGGCGGCGGTTGCTGTTGGCGACCGTCCGGGTGCGGGCGCTGCGGGCTGCGGCCCGGGTACTGGTGCTCTTGGCCGCGGCCTGGGTGTGGGTGCCCTTGGGGTCCTTGCGGACCGCGCTGCCGGCCTCGGGCAGGTCGCGCTCGCGGTTGGCGTACTCCCTGAACCGGGTGTGCGGGCGGAAGCGGGGAACGGTGCGGGCGGCGAGGTCGAACGTCTCGCCGGTCTGCGGGTTGCGGGCCCTGCGGGCACTGGCCTCGGTCGTCTCGAAGGTGCCGAAGCTGGTGACGGACACGGTCTCGCCGCTGACGACGGCGCGGACGATCGTGTCGAGGACGGCTTCGACGGCCTCGGTGGCGGCGCGCCGGCTTCCGAGCTGGAGCGCGACGCGCGCGATGAGGGCGGTCTTGTTGATCGCCATGCGGTTCTCCTCGGGTTGGTCGGGCCGGGCGACGGGGTGGTCACGTCGCCCGGCCCGGGTCTTGGGGTGTCAGGCCGGGTGCGGCACGGGGGCCGGGGACGGGGAGGGCAGGAGCTGCGGGGTGGTGGCGCTAGTCGGGGCCGGGCAGGTGGGACCGGAGGTCGCCGCCGGGGGCGGGACCGGGCGGTCGGTGCTGCGGGCCGTGGCGGCCCCGCTGATGCTTCCGAGCACCAGTCCGGCGAGGAGGGAGCCGACGAGCAGAGCGGAGCCGCGCATGGTGGCGGTGTCCTTTCGGTGGTGGGCCCGACCGGCCCCGCCGGGGCGGGGCCGGTCGGGGCCGGGTCAGTGGCTGGAGGGGCGGGGGGTGGGGTTCGGACCGGTGCTCGGGGCCTCGGTGAGCGACGGGGAGGGCTCCGGGTCGGGGGCCGCCGTCGGGGAGGCGGCGGGCCCGCAGGTGCCCGGGGTGGCGCTCGGGGACGGGGCCCCGGAGTTCGGGGCCGTCTCGACCCGGGTGACCGTGACGGTCACGGTCGGGACCGGGGCCGGGGTGTCCCCGCCGTCGGCCTGCTCGGCGGCCGGGGCCTGGCTCAGGCCCGGGACGACCGGGGCCGTCGCGGCCAGGGTGCCCAGGGAGGCCGGGACGGTGGTCGCCGGGACGGTCACCGTCGGCAGGGCCAGGGCCGTCGGGGCGTCGGTGCCGAGCTGGACGGGGGTGGCCGTCCAGCTCGGCACGGTCGGGACCGGGGCCGGGGCCTGCGCGCTGACCGCCGGGGCGGCCGTCCGGTCCACCATCAGCGACCCGGCGACGAACCCGGCTCCGGCGAGCCCGAGGGCCACCACGGTCCGGGTGTCGAGGCGCAGGGTGAGCGCGCGACGGGTCCGGGCGGGGGCCTCGGGGGCGGGGGCGGTTTCGGTCATTTGGCTGTCTCCTCAGTCGGGCCGGGGCTTCGCGTTTCCCCGGCTGGCAGGACCAGCCTCGCATAAAACAGACCGAGGTCAAATAAGATGACACCAGTAACTTTAGGTTCGGGGTGGTCGCTCAACACGACCACCCCGAGCCCAAGTTGGTCGCTCCGGCCCGCAGCTCGCGCTGTCCGGAGCCGCCCGGCTGCACGCACCGAAGGGCCGCGCCCCTCGCCCGCCGGCCCAGCCCCGGCCCCGACTGCCCTCGCCGCCCGGCTGCTCCCGGCTCAGCGCGTGACGGGCCGATCCCAGAGGGCCGCCCAGGTGAGCGGCCCGATCTCGCCGTCGTCGGCCAGCGGCCAGCCGTTCGCGCTGGAGTCCCGCTGGAAGCCGACGACCGTGGCCCGCGTGCGCTCCCCGTACCAGCCGTCCGCACCGTCGGGGCCCACGCTCCAGGTGCGCTCTATCAGCCGCTCCTGCGCCCTCTGCACGTCGGGTCCGTGCATCATCGGCTGGGCGAGCCGCAAGACGCGGCCGGGAAAGGACGGGGCGGACGACGAGCCGGACGGCGGCGCAGGGGCCGGGGCGGGGGCCTGCCCGGAGTTGCCGGGCCTGGGTGCGCCGCGCTGCACCCATGCGTACAGCTCGTCCCCCGGGCAGGTGGTGGCGTACCCGTCGCGGTGGCCGCGCACCTCACCGCCGGCGCCGCCCTGAGCCCGGCAGTACTCGATGGCGTCGACCAGGCCGTTGAGCATCTCGTCGGTCGGCGAGGTGATGCCGGAGGTGCCGACCATCGCGCAGATCGCGTAGTGGCCGGCGTTGAGCGTGGGGTTGCCGTTGGCCCCGTTCTTCACGTTCAGGCCCCGGCCCTCGAACACGTACCCGTGCGGGCAGACGAGGAACGAGTACGCGATGTCGATCCAGTCCTCCTTCGGGTCGTTGAGGTGCGCGTGCTGGACGTCGCGGACGTGGCCGGCGCACCGGCCGTGGTCGCCCGCCAGTGCGCCGGGCACGGCCGAGCCTTCGTAGTGGACCTTGGCGCCCCTGGTGGAGCTGATGCGGGCGTAGGAGCCGGTGGGGGCGGCTGCGCCCCACGCGGAGCGGGAGACGAGCTTCATCGGCTCGCCTCCCGCCCGCGGTCGGCCCGGTTGGTGTTCGGCACGGGTTCCTCCCCTGGTGGGTTGGTCGGGTGCCGGGACGCTAGGCCGGGCCGGTGCCTAACGTCGCGCTGTCACTCCTCGGCGATCTCCGCCAACACGCCTTCCTGGTAGCCGAATCGGCGCGTGCGTATCACCTCACCGACGGTGAAGATCGGCACGACACCACCGCCCTCGGCGGGGACGAGCATGCTGCCGTAGCTGTCGGAGACGACGAGCACCCACTCGCTGGGCTTCTCCTCCGAGAACCCGACCGCGCGGACCGCGTCGTGGGCGACGCGCCGCTCGCTGGCACGTCGGGCGTGGGGCCGGGCGATGTGCGGACAGAGCTTCAAGGCCCACTCGGCGCACTCCTCATGCATCGGCGGGTCGGAGTAGAAGCCGAACTCCGCGCACTTCGGGCCGCCGAGGAACGTCGCCGTGCCGGTCATCCGCTGCCCGCACAGCGAGCACCGGCCCGTTCCCGCGAGCTGCAGCGCGGCAGGACCGTTGATGGTGACGAAGTCCACCTCGCCGCCGGGGTGGACGTTGACGGCCGGGATCGGAAGGCCGCGCCGCAGGTCGACGGGGCGGGTTCCCAGGCCGGGCGGGAGCTGGCTCAGGTCGGGTCGGGTGGTCATCGTGTCCTCCAGGGGGCCCCGTTCGCAGCGGGGCTCGGCAACAGAGCGTCCGCCCGCGCCGGCCACCGTGAGGGGTGCAGACGGCCCGTCACCCTTCTTCCCGGACGGCGCGGAGCGGGCGGCCCGGCACAGGACGGGCCCTGCCCCGCTCCCCCGGAGCCGACCCCGGAAGAGGGGTTCGGCGGTCCGGCGCGGGCGGACCCCTCCAGCCTCCCCACCCGTGCCGAAGTGGGACAACACCCTTACCTGGCAGGGCGGATGATGCCTTCCGGTGCCTGCCCATCGGCACTCAGAAGGTCTTCCGACACCCAGTAGGGCTCGATGAGCTTGGAGTCGGAGAGGGTCTTCCCAGGCCCGTACCAGACCACCTTCATGTGGCCGCCGCGCTGGTGGGGGTACTGCCGCCACCCGCCCCTGACCCCGGTGTCCTTCCCGCTGCGCCGCGCCGCCGCTTCTCGGGCCTGCTCCCGGGCCGCCTTCAACCGCGGTCCCAGCCTCCAGCCCATCCGCAGGAAGTTCTCCGGCTTGCTCCAGCGCCGCTGCTTTCCGGGTTTGGCGCTCTTGCCGCGCCGCGCGGGTACGCCGGCTTCCTCCTTCGAGGCGGGCACTTGGATGTCGGCCTTCGACGAGCACAGGTAGACGGCAACCTGGAGCGCCCGCAGCACCACCACCCGCTGCGCCGCCGTCGACTCCTCGCGCCCGGCCTTGCGGGCAATGCGCTTCGCCGCGTCCTCGACGGTGAAGCGCACATCGGCCCCGACGGGGATCGACAGGTGCAGGAACTCCAGTTCCGGCATCGTGCTGCCCGGCGGCAGCGGCAACGGGCCGCCGTCGTCCGCCAAGGGCTCGCAGATCACCGTCACCCCGACCTCGTCCATCCGCGGGTCGCTGGTGTAGCACAGCAGCTTGTCGGGCCCGGTCCGCCCGCAGAACAGGATCGCCAGCAGCCTGCCCGGCCCGCCGTCGCCCATGGACAGCTCCACCACCGGCGGCTCGGCGAACACCACGATGGGGTTCGGGAACCGGCCCAGGTTGCGGAACAACTGGCCGGGCAAGGTGCCAAGCTTGTACGTCACCAGCTCTGCGGCCATGTCGGGGTGCATCGCCACCACGTTTTTCGCCTTCGCCCACAACCGCCACAGCGCTGCGAGGGTGTTGGAGGCCCGAACCTCCCGCGCGCCCAGCACCTCGTGCGGGACAGCGCTGACCAGGACGCCGCCGTTGATCGCGTGGTCCGGCAGCGACCCGAGACCGATCGACTTCAACGCCCTTTCAGCTGAAGCGAGTTGCCCGACGACCTGTTCAGCGACAAGTGCGGCCGCCCGGCCGAGTTCAACGTCCTTGCTCGCCATGCGAGTTACTCCCTTGCCCCTGCGGGCCCCCTCCGGCCCGGCTGCACCCACACTCGCCAAGAGGGGAAAGGCGGACAACAGCCTTATGAAGTAAGGAAGTTCGCGAATCAGGCGTCCAGGCCGTCCACCAACTCGGCGTCGACCACCTCGGCCTCTTCGGCCAGCTCCGCCGCGAAGTCCTCGCGGATCTTCGACAGCCGCGCGGCCAGCCGGTCGACCGCATCTCCGCGACCGGAGGCCTCGATCGGCAGCTCCCCGCCGCCCGCCGGCGCCAGCTCGATCCGGGCCTGCGCCGCCCGGCCGAACGTCTCCGGCGCGAGGCACGCCAGCAGGAACTGCGCCGCCCGCCAGTCCGGCTGGGCGAAGTCCCGCTCCGTCTGCACCACCCGCTCGCCCGTCTCCGGGTCGCGCACCGTCCGCACCCGCTCCCGGACCACCTGCCCGCCGGTCGCCGCCTTCCGCACCAGCAGCACCAACTGCGCCTTGCCCTCGCTGCGCGCCCGCGTGAACCTGTCGCGGAACTCGCAGAACGGCTGCTCCGCCGCACGTGCACGGTGCCCCGCCTCGCGCCGCCGCAACTCCTCCTCCGCGCGCTCCAGCCACCGGTACACAGTGCTCGGGTGCACGCCGGCCATCGGCGCAGCGTCGCTCACGGGCACCCCAGCGCGCACCGCGTCCAGGAGGCGCTTCTCCACCTCCGGGTCGAGGGCGGGACGGCGACCACGACGGCTACTCACGGGGCGACGGTACGCGAAGCCCCAGGTCAACGGCGCTTCGAGACCCGCAGAGACGAAAGGATTCGGCCCTCAGAGCGAGGGAGGTGCCGATTCGAAACCAAAACACTTATGGATAGGCGGCACTACAAATCATCGCCGACAACGAAAAGAGCAAACCGAGTGATATGAGTGTAAATTATTTGGCTTCCCAGGCCAGCTACCAGGCGACGCGCCGATCGACTAAACTCCAAGTATCGAAAAGCCTCTGACTATTCACCCTGAAACCCAATACGGATGGGAATGTATTCAAATAACATTAGTGCCCCTCGACAGTGCCACCCTGCACAAATAGCACCCCCAGGCAACTAAACTATTCACCGACCCGGCCTCCGACAGGGGTACGCAAGAGCGCTCAGGAGGCAGGGCGCGAGCGAGATCGCGCCAGCCCGACCGGAGCGCCTTTCGACGGAGAGTTCCGGGGCTATGCGGCGTCCCGAGCTGGAACGATTCGCATCTTGACTTTCCGGATTTGGCGAGGCGTCAGCGAGGGCCCTACGATCACTTACAGAAGCGGGTCGCCCTCTCCACAAGGGCGACCCGCGAGCTCCGCATTCGCCCGGCCTTTAACCACGCGCGAGATTGGAACTATGCCCATGATGGCACAACCCGCGGGCTTCACGCCGCCCGCCTTCGAGGCCGACAAGCCGGTCACCTGGGGAGACCTGGCGGCCCACCTGGAGCGGCTGACCCCGCCGCCTCCGGCCCCGGCCCCAGCCCCGGTGGCGATCCCGGCCTCGATCGCAGATCGGCCGGTCACCTGGCGGGACCTGGCGGTCTGCGCGCACGGAGCCCTCACTGCGTGGGCCCTGCACCCGCAGGCCGGCTGGCTGGCTGCCGGTCTCGTCGGGGCCACCACCCCCGCGGTCTGGGCCCTGGTCCGCGGCCGGTAGCCGTCGCTCCGGGCACCTAATTACGTAATTAGGTGATGGCCACCCGCCCTACGTGAGGCGGTGGCGGCTACGCCCCGGGCCGTTGGCGCTGGGTGGGGCTACTCCCAGCCGAGGCTGTAGACCAGGTCATCGTAGGCGTCCCCGGTCATGCCGCCGGGTACGCCGGGGAGCACGACCACCTTCACGCTGACGCCGGAGTCCTCGTTGACCAGGTTTCCGAACTTCGGCTCGCCGATGGCGGCCTGGAGAGGGCCGTCGCCGCTCTCCCAGATCGTGACGGGCAGCGCGTGGTCGGGCAGGTCCGCGATCACCCGGGTCATCAGCGAGACCGTCATGACCTGGGGGTCGTCCGGGTCGACCTGCGGCAGGCCGATGACCGGCACTCGGTGGCCGGACTCGCTGAGCACGTGGGCCTTCACGGCCCAGCCGAGGGCGAAGGTGCCCTCTTCGGCGTCGGGGCGCTGGGCGACGACCAGCATGTCGTCCGGTGCCATGTGCAGCTGCGCCTTGAGGTCGCCGATCGTGATCGCGTCGGCGGGCAGGTCTCGGGGAACCCTGGTGAGCATCGGTGTCTCCTTCGTCAGGGGCCGGGGTTCGCGGCCCCGGCCTGGCGCTCCTATCCTCCCGCCGGACAGGTCAGCTTGGGAACAACTCCCTTGCCTTGTCAGGGAGATGGGGGCATGAGGGCGAGGACTTCCGCGCGGCGTGCCGGGTCGGCTTGGAGGGCACCGGTCAGGTGGGTGGTGACCATCGCCGCACCGTGGGCGCGGGCCCCGCGCAGGGTCATGCAGGCGTGGACGGAGCGGATCAGGCAGGCCGCGCCCTGGACGTCGAGGTGGGCCCCGAGCGCTTCCACGACCTGCTCGCCGAGGCGTTCCTGCACCTGCGGGCGGGCAGCGAACTCCTGGAGGAGCCGTGCCAGCTTCGACAGGCCGACGATCCGGGCTCCGGGCACCGGCAGGTAGGCGACGGCGGCCCGGCCGGTGAACGGCAGCCCGTGGTGCTCGCAGAGCGCGGTGAACGGCACGTCAACCGCGGCGATCAGGCCAGCCCGCTGCCCCTCCGGCGGGAAGGTGACGGCCAGGTGCCGGGTCGGGTCGAGGTGCTGGCCCGCGGTCAGCTCGGCGAGCGCCTTGGCGATCCGGGCCGGGGTGGCGGCGGTGGACTCGGTGTCGCAGGGGATGCCGAGCGCGGCGAACAGGCCGGCGGCGTGCTCGGCCGCGCGGGCGAGGTCGATGGTGTTGTCGGTGCTGGTCATCGTTCGCGTTCTCCAGGCCACAGCAGGACGTGCTGCCGCAGGGTCAGGTTCCAGTGCCGCCCGATGACGTCCTCGGCCAGCGCGCGGCCGGCGGCGATGGTCTGTTCGGGGGTGACGCCTTCGGGCATCACCCAGGTCGCGTGCGGCGGGATGTGGAAGCGGTCGGCGAGGACCGCGATCTCCTCGAGGTCGTCGCTGTTCGCGGCGACGAACTTGAACCGGGCGCGGCCCGCGTTGGCGAGGGCGGTGAACGCCTCCAGGGCCTCGGGCTTGATCCGCCGGTCCTGCGGCATGCCGGAGTTGGCCAGCTTCGGGCTGACGTTGAAGACCAGGCGCGGCACGCCGAGGGTGACGGGCTTGGGCGCGAGGGTGCCGTTGGTCTCGATCTCGACGCGGCGGGTGGTGTACCGCAGGACGGCCATCAGCGAGCGCCAGGCGTCGGTGCTCTGGTGCAGCAGCGGCTCACCGCCGGTGATGACGATCAGGGCGTGCGGGTGCGTGCCGGTGGCCTCCGCGAGGTCGACCACCGGCACGCGGCGGATCTCCTGGCGCAGGTCGAACCGCTTGCCGTCCCAGGTGTACGGGGTGTCGCACCAGGTGCAGGAGAGGTTGCAGGCTCCGAGGCGGAGGAACAGGGCGTTCTGGCCGGCGCTGGGGCCTTCTCCCTGGATGGTGGGGCCGAAGACCTCGGCGACGGGCAGGCTGGCCGGGGCGACGAGGGCGCTCACGCGGTCACCGCCCAGGAGGCGGCGTTGACGGCCGTCTCGGCGACGCGGACGTGGGAGACGTACGCGCCCGCGGCGCGCGGCAGGGTGCGCAGGGCCTCGGCGGCGACGCGGGAGAGCAGTTCGGCGACGGCCTCCACGCTCGGCCACTGAAGGCCCGCGGCGTGCTGCTCCTGCTCGGTGGGGTCGTCGGCGCCGAACCGGAACAGCTTGCTGCCCTGCCCGGCGAGGACCGGGGCGAGCGGGTCGTTGGCGCCGAGCATCGCGCCGTGGTCGAGGAAGGTGTCGATCCACTCGCGCAGGGCCCGCTTGAACGCGCCGAACTCCACGACGGTGCCAGCGGCGAGCACCGGCGCGGCGACGGTGATCTCGGCCCACCAGGAGTGGCCGTGCAGGTTCTCGCACTTCCCCGCCAGGTGGGGAAGCCGGTGGGCGGTCTCGAAGTTGTGCCGGACGGTCACGGTGTGGGTCACGGCCGCTCTCCCTCCTGCAGCAGGGTGACGACCGCCCCGGCTTCGCCGTCCTCGGACACGCCGACCTCCCGCACCGACAGGCCCTTCCCGAGCAGGTAGTCCGCGAGGGTCCAGGCCAGGGTCTCGCAGGACGCCGGTCCGCACTCGCGGTCGCCGGTCCCCCACCAGCCGCGGATCTCGTCGGCGAGGTCGTGGAACTCGGTGTCGCGGTCGTCGTGGACGACGTCGACGCTCACCCTGATGTGGAACAGGTGGCGGTGCCGGGCCCGCAGGTAGGAGCGGTGGTCGGGCGCTGCCGGCCAGTGGTGGAATCCGGGCAGGCGGACTTCCGCCCAGACCTCGGTGGTTGACTTCATGGGAGCGGGTTCTCCGATTCGGTGACAGGGGGGTAGGCGGGCTGCTGGAGCAGGCCGTCGCGGGTGGTGCGGGCGAGCCGCCACACGGTGGTGGTGGCCTCGACGGTCTGCGCGCACATCAGGCAGCAGGCGGTGCGGCCACGTTCCGGGTGGGCGGGCTGGTCGAGGTCGTAGGCGAAGCCGCGGTCGATGACGCCGACCTTGCGCAGCAGCGCGGAGTCGATCCGCACGTCCGGCCAGCGCAGCGGCCCGAGCCAGGTCGAGGAGTCGCAGGAGTCCGGGGGGACGGCCAGGCACCACTCGTTGACGGTCAGCCCGAGCACGTGCACCCACAGGCCGGGATAGCGGCGGTGGCGCTCCCACAGGGTGTGCAGCAGGCGCAGCCGGACGGGAGCCGGGGCCTGGACGACGTTGCCGAAGCAGATGCGGTCGTACTGCTGCGCGAGCTCGTCGAAGTACTCCCAGCCGTCCACCAGCGGGTGGTACACCGGGATCGGCGCGAGCCCTTCGCCCTCCAGCCGGGCACGGGTGCGGACCTTGTGGTCCCGGCCGCCCTGGTCCAGTTCGATGTAGCCCCACAGCCGGTCGCCGTGGCGCTGCACCAGCTCGACGTACCGGGCGTACAGGGCGTCGAAGCCGTCGATCTTCTCCGGCGGCAGGCGCAGGGCCTCGTCCATGGAGATGCCGGGGTGGTCGCGCTTGTACTGGTTGGTCAGCCAGAAGATCCCGGAGTCGAGCAGCACGCGGTGCCCGGCGTCCAGCAGCGCGGTCAGTTTGCGCTCGTGGCCGGCGGTCAGCAGGTCGTTGGTGGCCAGCAGCACGTGGTGCGGGTAGTGCTCGGAGTCGCCCGCGGCGAAGTACAGGTGCCGGTCGGCCGGGTCGAACGCTCCGCCGCCGGTCTTCTTCAGCACGGTGCCGCGCCGGGCCGGGCTCACCGCAGTGCCCCTTCCGCCTCGGTGCGGGCCCCGGCCGGGCCGCCGACCAGTTCCCCGGCGCGGTGGGCGGCATGCTGCCAGCACCGGCCCAGAGCGGTGGCGGCGTCGGCGCACAGCCGGGCGGCGGCCTGGTAGGAGGCGCTGTCGTCGCGGGTGTAGCGGAAGCCCGCGGGCAGGTCGCCGACGCGGCGCAGCATCGCGGTCTCGACGCGCTGGTGGTTCCAGCGCAGCGGGGCCAGCCAGGAGGAGGAGTCGCAGGAGTCCGGGGCGAGCGGCAGGCACCACTCGTTCGCGGTCAGGCCGAGCGCGTGTATCCACAGGTGTGGATAACTTCGGCGCCGCTCCCAGATCGTGTGGAGCAGGCGCAGCCGCACCGGGGCGGACGCCTGGACGATGTTGCCGACACAGATCCGGTCGTAGGTGGCCGCGAGCTCGTCGAAGTAGTCCCAGCCGTCCACCAGCGGGTGGTAGACGGGGATCGGGGACAGGCCGAGGTCGTGCAGCGCCGCGCGCTGGACGCGCTTGTTGTCCCGGCCGCCCTGGTCCAGTTCGATGTAGCCCCACAGCCAGTCACCGTAGGTGCGGGCGAGGTAGATGTAGCGCTCCCGGAGTTCGGCGAAGCCGTCGACTTCCTCGGGGGCCAAGCCCAGGGCCTCGTCCATCGTGATGCCGTGGGCACGGCAGTGCCGGTTGGTGAGCCAGAAGATCCCGGAGTCGAGCAGGACCCGGCAGCCGGCGTCGAGCAGGTCACGCAGCCGCTGCTCCTCGCTGCCGGCCATCAGCTCGTTTGCGGCCATCAGCACGTACGGTCCGGCGTTGAACTCGCCGCCGCCCGCGGTGAAGTAGATCGGGTGCTCGTCCGGGTTGAAGGTGCCGCCCGCGGTCGGCACGACGGCCGTCACCGGCTGCCCGCGAGGACGGGGGTCTGGCCGCTGATCCGGGCCCACTTGTCCAGGAGGTGTCCGGCGAGGTACCGCTCGGGCTGCACCATCACCAGGCGGTGCCTGAGGGCCCGGTCGGCGAACGGCGCGAGGGGCGTCGGGTAGGGCAGGAAGAGGCTGCCGTCGGTGAGCAGCGGCGCCCACAGCGGCCAGCCGTCGAAGACCTCGCCGATGACGAGGCGGTGCTCGCCCAGTTCCCAGACCTGGCCGGTCTCGACCTGGTGCTCGGGTTCTCCGACGGTGACGCCCGCCAGTGCCAGCAGGTCGCCGCGGTTGGTCGGGCCCGCGTCCTGGTCCTGCGGCTCGTCGGGGTCGCTGCTGCCGGTGGCGGGGGCGAGGTCGGCGAGCAGCGCGTCGAGCTGCTGCTGGTCGAAGCCGGTGGCGGCGGCCAGTGCCGGGTCGGCCTGCTCCAGCTCGGACAGCAACGCCGCGAGCCCTTCGCCGTCCCAGCCGCCCGCGGTGGTCAATTGGTTGGAGGCGACGAGGTACGCCTCCGCGTGGGCGTCGTCCCGGGACGCCCACCCCCGCACCACCGGGACGGTCCACGTCCCGTCCTCGGTGACGACCACGCCGTCCGGGGCGGCCTTGCCTGCTGCGCGGCGGCGCTCCAGGGTCTCGTAGCGGCCGTGGCCGGCCACCAGGCGGCCGGTGCGTTCGTCCAGCAGGCCGGGCTCGGTGAAGTCGAACTTGTCGACGGAGCGGTCCAGCCCGCCGTCGTCGTGCCCTTTCGGGTTGCGGGCGGCGGGCCGGATCTGGTCCAGCGGCTGGTACTCGATGTATCGGGGGGCGGCCATGAGCGGGGAACCTAGGCGGGTTCACCGGGTTAGGTCGCGTCGACAACTTCCCTCGCTGCTGTGGGGGTTCAGGTCGCGGCGGGACGCTCGCCGGTGCGCGGGGCCCAGCGGGCGCGGGTCGGCCCGAGGGCGCTGAACGGGTCGCCGAACTCGGTGACCATCCGCGTGTAGATGGGGGTCGGGGCCTCGGCCGGGGTGGCTGGCACCGTCCGGGTCACGGCTCGGTTCGTGGCGAACCAGGGCGAGGGCTGCGGTTCGGGGCCGGGTACGTTCGGGCTGCTCACAGTTGTTCCTCTCAACTGGCTTTCGAAGTAGGGACGTTAGGGGCGTGAGGCAACAGTTCCCTGCTGGTCGGCCGGGCGGGGACCGGCCCCGTGGCCCCGGAAGGGGCACGGGACCGGCGGAAACAACGCGCACCGGAGTTGGCGGCCTTACCCGCGACCGGGCGTCGCCCGGCGCGCCCGGACGGCCGCCCGGACACGGCGGACTTCCATCCGGCTGGTGGTGCGGGTCCGCTTCGTCGGGTAGTCCAGTTCGGCCAGGGCGGGCCGCTCGGTCTCCGGGAGGTCCCAGAGCCCTTCGAGCTGCCGCAGGCGCGCGGCCGGGTCGGGCTCGGGGTCCTTGAGCCTGCCGCCGGTGTGCACGTACTCGAACTCGCCGTAGGTGGCAGGCGGTATCCCGTCCAGCAGGGCCTTGGCGACGTTCTGCGCCTTCTCGGCCTTGGACTTCTCCGCGCGGGTGCGGTCGTACTCGCCGAGAGCCCACTCGATGTCGTCGGCGTCGGTGACGAGGGTGTACGACTCCGGGGAGCGCCCGGCGGCCTCGGCCTGGTTGATGCTCCAGCAGTCGATGCGGGCCCCGCAGTAGCGGCGGCAGATCACGTCGGTGCTCGGCCCTGACCGGTCCCGGGGCAGGGCCGTGCCGAGGTCGAGGGCGGTGGCGATCGCGGTCAGGCGGCCGAGGGCCCGCCGGGCGGCCTGCTCGTCGAAGGGCCGGGAGAACTCCTCGTCCGCGCCGCTCTTGCGCTCGTAGTAGACGATCCGCACTTCCACCACGAGCTGGCCCGCGAGGTGGAGCGCGAGCGCGTACAACTGGCCCTGGTCCCACTCGGTCTCCGGCGGGCCGCTCTCCCCCACCACCGCCCACTTCCAGTCACCCGCGGTCTTGTAGTCGTACAGCACGCCGGTCACCGGGTCGTACTCGTCGTACCGGCTCGGCCGGTCGAGGCCCGGGAGGGTGACGGACTGCTCCTGCAGCCGCCACGGGTACAGGGCGCGCCGGCGGCGCGAGATGGAGTCGTGGATGAGGGTTCCGGCGAGGGCGGCGCGCCGGTCGACGGGGGCCGGGACGTACCCGGGGGGCGGGTTCTCCCGGTACCAGATCGCTCGGCGGCAGGACCCGGTGTCGGACGCGCCGATCGACCACTCGCCGGGCTTCTTGGGGCGGCGGGGCCGCCTTCGCCGCCGGGGCCGGTCGGACTGCGCGAGGTCCTGGCCGAGCCGGTTGTTGGCTGCTGCCTGGGCGCGTTCGAGGAGGACGTCGGCGGGGTCGCGCCGGTAGCGGGCGCAGTTGGTTGCCGAGTGGCTGCCGAGGCTTTTCCTGCCCTGGTGAACGTGGCGGGGTGCGCCGCAGCGGCACGGCGCGAGGCCGGGGCCGAAGACCTGGGCGGAGGCGAGCGCGCGGGCGCGCTCGATGAGGGACTGCTGCATCGGGAAGGTCCGTGTCTGGGCAGGCCGCAGGGCCGCGCGGGCGGCGCGGGCCCTGCGGGAGGGGTGGCGGGAGGAGGGGGCGGTCAGTCCTGCGGGGTGGCCGCTTTGCTCCAGACCTTCGGGTCGGGGTCGAGGCCGATCAGCAGGTCACCGGCCTCGACGTGCTCGGCCGCCTGCGGGTGACGATCCCTCAGCTCGGCGATGACGTAGGCCCGCCACTCGGTGAGCAGTTCTTCGAGCTGGTCGGCCGTCGCCGCGTTGACTCCGCTGCCCGCGGTCTGCCGCCACCGCGCGGTCATCTTCGTGACGGTGCTGCCCATCGCGGCGGCGTAGGCACGCAGTTCCCGGCGCAGGTTGTCCGCTGTGCGCGGCAGGGGCGGCTTCGGGTCGCTGCCGGTCCCGGGTTCGTCGTCCTCGCCGTCGGCGACCGGGCTTGCGGTGGCGCTGACGACGGTGCCGGGGATGACCGTGCCGCCCTGCACGTGGCGGGCGTCCCGGCGGCGGGCTGCCGCGTCCTCCCGGTCCGTCTCGCGCTGCACGGCGTCGGCCTGCTCCATCTCGGCGTGCTCGTAGATCCCGACGAGTTCCCGGGGGAAGGCGCTGCGCCATGCCAGGGCCTCGGCGACCTTGCCGATCATGTGGGCGGGCATGACCGGCCACTGCCCGGTGAGGACGCGCTGCCCGGTCTTGAACCCTTCGCCGGTGGCGGGGTCCCGCTTCCACTCGTCCTTGCCGACGGCGAACTCGGTGAAGACGGCGACGGCCTGGGTGACCGTCACGTCACCGGCGATGCTGCGGTGCTCGATGCGGCACATCGCGGCGGCGGGGGGTTCGGTGTGGAGCCAGACGTCCACCCAGCGGCGGCGGTTGATGCCGTCCTCGCCGAGCGTCCACCACGCCGGATCGTCCTCGGGCCCGGTCCAGAACGGGCCGACACGGCGGATGAACCGGCCGGTGCGCTGCCCGGTGTGGCGGAACCCGTCGATGCCGGTCTGGGCGGTGTAGTAGATCTCGTCCTGTCCGAACACCTTGCGCTTGCGCTGGATGTAGTAGATCTCGCGGCGGAAGGGGTCCAGCCCGGTGGACTTGCAGATGTGGAAGAAGTTGACGAGGTCGTGTGTGGGGGCACCGGAGAGGCCGATAGCGCCCAGGGCTGCCCGCTGCGCCTTCGTCCAGAACCGCTGGTCGCTCGTGATCTCCAGGACCTGGTCGGCGGTCCGGATCGCCATCTCCTCGCGGTTGTCCGTCAGAGGAGTGAGCGGCTCTGTCTCAACTTGCTTTTCTTGCACGGGAGTTGTCACCGTAAGTGCCTTCCTGTCTCCAAGGGCGGCACCGGGGTTCGCAGGCCCCGGTGTGGCTGCCTGCCTCTACCCTCCCGCTTGCCGGGCCGACGTGGGAACACCCACCGCGTGGCCAACTCGGTTGCGGTTCATGGAGATTGGAAGTGTGGCCGCCGGGCCAGCGGGTTGCGAAGCCCGCCCGATTCCGCGTGCTCCCCTTGATAGGAGACAGCCCCGAAGGGTTGGTTGCCGGAGCACGCGGCCGGTTGGCCCGGCGGCCACATCATCACTCTAGGGTAGAGCCGGCCTCCGACACAGGGCCGGTTACCGGATCGGGCGCCGTTCGGCGGACGTCGCCTGCTCCAGCGCGGCCGCCCCGGCGTGCTGCCACAGCCCGTCGTAGAACGTCTTCGAGGCGACGACGGTCAGGGCGATGGTGGTGAGCGCGGTCTGCGCGTGGGCGATGTCGCCGCGGGCGAGGACGGTGACGGTGCCGACGATCGCGGACAGCAGGGTGCCGACGACGGCGCGCAGCGGCTTGCTCCAGGCCGGCTGCTGGATCAGAGCGGTCGCCCAGGGCGTAAGAGCGCCGAGCAGCAGGCCCCACGCCTCGGTGTCGTTGAGGATTTCCACGGTCGTCTCCCGGTGCTGGTGTTGGACGGGGCGGGGTCAGAGCGGCCAGGTGGCGGCCAGCGCGATGCCGGCGGCGGCCAGGTAGCCGGCGGTGACGGGGTATCGGGACAGCAGGCCAACGCGCGGGGCTACTCGCGGGGCGGCCGTTCGTCCCTTGACAGCACGGCGGGCAGCCCCGCGAGGGTCAGCCCGGTGATAATCACGCTCGGGTCGGCGGGCGGCGTCCACGCCTCCCGGACGATCAGCACCGCCCCGAGCAGGAACAGGGCCAGGTCCCGGATCGACTTCCACCCCGTGATCTCGCGCCATCTGGCCCTCCGTCGGTGTCGGCGGCCAGCGGCGGGCTGCTGCTGGTCGTCCGGTGCCTGTTCCACAGCGGGGGACGGTAGGTGCGGCCGGGGGTTACGGTCGCGTCGAGCTGCCCTGGAGCGACGCGATGGTGGCCTTCAACTCGGCGATCTCGCGGTCCTTGTCGGCTGCGGCTTCCCGGGAGACGGTGAGCTGGCGGTCCTTCTCCGCCTCGCGGGCAGCCCGGACGGTGCTCTCCGTCCGGGCGAGGGCGAGTTGGGCCTGTACCTCACCCCACGCTTCGACCAACTGCGCGCGCAGCTGGTCAATGTACTGCTGGGCGTCGACGGTGACCTGCTCGGCGGGCGGCGTCATGGCGGCGGCTCCGTTCACTTCGTCTGCTGGTGGTCAGCGGGCCGGGGCACTCGCAGGGACGGGCGACGGCCCGCAGCTGCTGCACGCCGGTGCGCAGCAGCGCGGCTTCGGCGGGGGTGAGGCGGCGGCGGTCGGCGGTTCCGAGGAGGTGGTCAAGCTGCTCGGGGGTGGGGGCGTCGCTCATGCCGGCTCCTGGTCGCTGTCGCCGTCGCGGGCCTGGTCCCGCTCGGGCAGCGCAGCGTCCCACACCGGCTCAGCGAGCGTCTGCGGGAGGCGGTCCGCGGCTGGACGGTACGGCCCGGACGGCTGCTGCTGTGCGAACTGCCGGCGGACCTGCTCCACGAACTCGGTCTTCTCCGCGACGCCTTCGGGGGTGATGTTGTGGTTGGCCCGGATCACGTCGAGTGGGTCGGTGGCCGTCCGTGCCGTGACGATGCCGGTCTTCCCGGTCGGTGTGGAGGGCGAGGTGACGGTGATGCGGGTCTGCTTGGTGTGGGCGATCCGCTCCAGGTGGGCGGCGCGGGCGGTCGCCCGGTCGGGCGCGGTGCGCAGGGTGATGGGTGCCGGGCCGCTGGCGGTCAGGCCCTTCGCCGCGGCGCCGGCCTGGTGGGGCGGGCTGTCGGGCAGGTGGGGCTCGTGCAGCAGCATGTCGAGGATCAGGTTGATGCCGTCCGGGGTGCGGTGGTCGATGTCGTATTCGGCGGCCCGCCACTCCAGTGAGGACGTCGGGAACACCGTCAAGTGGTGCTGGCCGTCGGGGCGTTCCTGCCGCACCTCCCAGCACTCCATGCCTCCTTCGGTGGTACGGGAGACGGCGATGATGCGGTACTGCTCGGGCATGGGTGTTCCGTTCCTGATCAGATGCGGTAGCACCAGAAGCCGATGCTGCCCCCGGCGCTGGTGGAGCCGAGTCCGACCGTGAACCCGGTGGTGCTGGACGCGGTGACCTGCCAGGCGCGCACCGCGCCGCTGTCCCGGAAGGTGACGATCGGCACCATGTCGGAGGCCATGGTCGGGCCGTAGCCGAGGGACAGGGACGCCCAGTTGTTCTTCTGGACGGTGCCGGTGAACCAGCCGCGATCGGGCTCGGAGTACCAGTAGTTGGGGAAGACGCCCTTGTACTGGAGGGCCGGGTTGTCGAGCCACAGCTCGCTGGAGCTGCCGTCGTCGTTGCGTCGGCCGAGGTTGGAGCCCCAGCTCTGGGCGGTGACGTAGCCATGGAGCGTGCTCTGCGTGAAGTAGGCGAGCGCCGCGCCGTTGGCCGCGGTCATGCGGACGGTGCCGCCCCAGGTCTCCTGGGTGTCGGTGCGGATCGTCTCCAGCGCGGCCGCGGAGTCGGTCAGGTAGAGCCGGTACGCGGCGGTCTGCCCGTTGGCCTGGAAGGTGCCGGAGTTGAGACCGATGTAGGCGGCGCCGTTGTTCCCCCCAACCGCATTGATGAAGGCGTAGTTGCTGCCCGTGGTGGGGAAGAACCGGATCTCCGGCAGGCCGACGACGGGGTTGATCTCGATGCGCTGGCCGGTGGTGCCGCTGGCGAGGCTGCCGATGAGCTTGACGTCGCCGGTCGCGGCGGAGACGGCGACGGTCTTCACCCCGGCGGCGTTCCACGCCTCGATGCCGCCGGAGTTGAGCTCGACCCGCGCGCCCTGGTTGGCGGTCTTGATGCGGGCGGCCACGGTGACGTCGGCGTTGAGCTGGCCGACGGTGATCTTGGCGGCGGAGACGGTGCCGATGTGGGCGTCCTGGATCGTCGCCAGGGCGATCTTCGCGCCAACGATCGTGGCGTCGGCGATCTGCACCGCGCCGATGATGTTCGGCGGGAACTCCAGCGATTCCAAGGTGAGCATGTCGACTTCGGTGACGGCCGTCGCGCCGCCGCCGGTGTTCAGCAGCAGCAGGGGGCGTACGTAGCGCACGTCCGGGTGGAGGGTGGTGGGCCGCTGCGGGTCAGGCTGGACGGTCCAGAACGGCCCGGTGGCGGGGCCGTAGCCCTTGAGAAACCCGGTGAGGATCGACCAGCCCGCACCGACGGCGAGCTGGGTGGCGTTCGCGCTGACGGGGAAGGGCTGGCCGATGCGGGTGGTGCCGTCGGCGGCGATGCCGATCAGGCCGACCGTGACGGTGCTGGGGGTACCGGCGGTCTGCCGGACCCGCACGGACATGCGGTACAGGACGGCGGGGTCGAGCAGCAGGTTCTCCGCCCACTCCAGGCGCACCGTGCGGGTGGCGACCAGGGCCCGACCGCCGGTGGGGGCGTCGGGCCGTGTGGCGGTGGTCCAGGCGGCGTCGTTGTCGCCCGCGGTCTTGGCCCAGCGGGCGTCGTCGGTGGCGAAGCCGGTGAAGAACGAGGTCTGTAGGCTGGCGCGTTCGACATCGGCCCACTTCCCGGCGGTGAGGATCTTGTCGGCAAGGTCGGAGCCAATCACCATGTCCGGCACCGCCGACACCTCGGCGGACGGCGCGGAGGCGTTACCCGCCCGGTCGACGGCGACGAGCTTCATGTAGTAGGTGGTGCCGTAGGCCAGGCCGGTGATCGGCGCGGCGGCTGCGCCGGCCAGCCGGTCGGTGACCGTCCCCGGGTTCGGGGTGAACCCGGCCGCGGTGGAGATGTGCACTTCGACGTGGGCAAAGTCGGCGGGCATCGGCTCGCCCTGCGCGCCGAGCCCGTTCCAGGAGGCGCGGATGCCGCCGATCAGCCGGGCGGCGGTCGGCGCCGACGGCACGGGCGGCGGCGTGGTGTCGCTGGCGAGAACTACCTCCTCGGACAACCGCCAGTCGGAGGAGTTGCCGGAGGCGTCCACGGTGCGCACCCGGGCCTGGAGGCGCTGTCCGGCCGGGAGTTGGTCGTAGTGGGCGATCGTGCCGTGCACGGTCTGCTCCGGGGACCACTGCGGGTCCTGCCCGCCGCCCAGGGGCAGGCCGGGCAGCAGGTAGGAGACGAGGTACCCGCCGGCGTCGTCGTACGCGGTGCCGTCGGCGTTGTGGGTCACCTCGGGCCAGGAGACGGCGAGCGCGGCGTGCTGCTGGCCGTCCGCGTCCAGGTAGGCCCAGGAGCCGAGCAGCACCGCGGCGGGCCGGTCGGGGGCGACGGTGTCGTTGCGGTCGCCGAGCGGCGGCAGCGGCGTGCGGGAGGCGGTGGCGGAGCCGTTGGTGAGCGCGTCGAGTTGCCGCTGCACCCGGATGCGCTGCTCCACGAACAGGTCGTTGAGTTCCAGGCTGACGCTGGGCTGCCCGGAGGCGTCGTACGTGGTGGCGATAGTGCGTACCCGCAGCGGCTCCAGCTCGGTGGGGCTCAGCCGCCGCTGGTCGTAGCGCAGGTAGTGCCCGGCAGGGGGAAGGCGGTCTGGGCCGTCTCCGGCTCGGGGGTCGAGTTCGACGGTGAAGCCCTCGGCGGCGGCGGCCATGCCGCCGAGGGTGACCCGGGCCAGTTCGGCGAGGGTCTGGGCGTCGGTGATGCCGCCGCGCCCGTCGAACGCCTCCCGGCGACCGTACCGGGCGGCCGCGGTCGGGTTGACGACCTCGGCGAGGTTGCCGCCGTCACCCGCGGCCAGCAGGTACGAGCGCACCTGGCGGCGGGAGCGCTGCCGGGGGCCCTTGAGGACGTCCCGGCCCAGGTACAGCACCACGTCCGGGTGGTCGACGGCGCATGCGGTGTCGGGCACGTAGGCGCGCAGCCGGTAGCCGTCCATCTGCACGTCCGCCCACCCGGCGTCCGTGATCGACTGCACGGTCTTCAGCAGGTCGCCGCCAGCGTCGTACTGCACGGTGTAGGTGGTGGGCCAGGGCTGCCCGGCGCTGTCCACGCTGCTGGTGAAGTCCCACTCGATCTCGGGGAGGGCACCACGTTCCTGGGCGCGCTGCAGCAGCGTGGCGATGATCGCGCCGGGGGTGGCGTTGGCGAACGGGAAGTGCGCGTCGAGGCCGGTGACGGGCTGGCCGGCACTGTGGCCGACGGGGTAGATGATCGCGCGTTCCAGCAGGGCGAGCGCCCCGCGGCAGCCGACCTGGATCGGGCGGGCTGCGCCGGCGTCGTCGGCGGGGTCGTCGCCGTCGTCCTCCAGCAGGTACCGCGCGGGCTGCTCCACGCCGTCGACGACGAGGGAGATGCGGGGGTCGTCGCCGGACAGCAGGGCCGCGCCGATGGCGTTACGCGGGTAGGTGAAGCTCAGCGCGCCGGGGCCGTTGTGTTCGGCCTGGGTCTTCACGTCGGCGGGGTACGGCAGGAGCCCGAGCAGGGTGCCGCTCGAGCTCAGGGCTCGCAGGTGCACGGCCACGGTGGTCTTCTTCCGGGTCAGGTCAGGTAGGCGCGGCGGCCGGTGACGGCGAGCTGGGTGGTGGGGCCCGGGTTGGTGCCGGTCAGGCGGACGCTCGGGGCGGTGCCGGGCAGGCCGGGGGTCAGACGTAGGAAAGCGGGGCCGGTGTTGGTCAGGCGGCCGGGGTCGGGGACGAGGCCGCCGCTGCCTGTCAGCTGCCAGGTGGCGGCGTCCACGGTCAGGGCCTGCCCGGCGGGGATCTGCCCGGTGTAGGTGAAGGAGTCGCCGGTCCCGTCGGTGGTGTCGGTGACGGTCGGGGCGGTGATCGGCCCGGTGATGCGGTAGGCAAGCTGCTCCATCGGGGCAGTGGCGTCCGCGAACGGCTCCAGGTCGAGGTCCTGCGGGAGCGGCACGCCGGGGGCGGTGGCCTCGAACGCCACATCGGCGGACTCCCAGTAGCCGGAGGGCACGTTGACCTCCAGGCTGATGCGCATGCCGTCCTGGCCGAGCGGGGTGGGGGTGAGCGCGGAGAGCACTTCGCCCTGGCAGCGGCGGACCTGCCCGGCCGCGGTGTGCCGCTCGAAGGTGAGCAGCCGGTGCGGACGGGCGACGGCGCGCAGCAGGTCCTCCCACGCGGCTTCAACGTCCTGCCAGCGCCCGCCGGCGGGCGCCAGCCACAGGGCGAGGGTGAACTTCCCGGGGCCGTGGTGCTTGGGCCGCCACAGCTCGCCGATGCGGTTGGGGACGGTGGCGTTCGCGCCGACGACCGCCGGGGTGGCGGTCAGCCCGGCCCGGTACTCGACATCGCGGACCAGGCCGTCGGTGAGGTCGTAGCCGTCCACCAGCCAGCGTTCGAAGGCCATCAGGCGCTCTCCTTGTCGAACAGGCCGAAGCTGGCGAGGGCCCGCAGCCGGTTGTTGACGGTCTCCCCCGGTGTCTCGGGCAGCGGGTTGGTGATGTACTGCACGATCGCGCCGGGCGAGATGACGGTGCCGATGCGCTGGCCCGCTCCGGCGTCGGCGAGTTGCCCGCGGGCGGCGTTGAGGGCGGCGACGGCCGGGCTGCCGCCGAGGCCGCGCACGGCCTGCGGGGTCAGGACGCCTTCGCCGGGCGACAGGCGCGCCAGGGCGCTGTCCTGGCCGGGCGCGTAGCCGGGCACGACGCCGCCGGTGGAGTAGCCGCGGACGAAGGCGAGCACCCCGTCGACGGCCCGGTTGACCATGCCGCGCATCATGGCGGCCCACCGGGTGTCGGGCATCCAGTTGAACATCGACCGGACGGGGGCGAGGGCCTTGCCGAGGGCGCTGGTGGCCCAGCCGCGCAGCTTGTCGAGACCGGCGTCGACCAGGCCGCCGAGGCCGAAGCCCTCGACGGGCGCGCCGGCCTGGGACAGGCGTCCGGCGCGGGCGGCGTCGTTCAGGGCGCTGATGCCGCCTTCGCCGCCGAGCTGCCGCACGGCCTGCGGGATGAGGATGCCCTCCCCCGGGGAGAGCATCGCGGGGACGGTGTCGCGGCCCGGGGCGTAGCCGGGCACGACGCCGCCTCGGGCGAAGTTGACGGTGAAGCTCGGCAGCTTGCTCAGGCCGAAGGAGTCGGCGAGGGCGTTCCACAACCTGCGGATGCCGCCGTCGTAGACGATGTTGACCCAGAACTTGATGGGCGCACCGAACACCGAAGTCAGGATCGGCCACAGCCACTTGATGAAGTCGACCAGGCCGTTGAGGGCGAACTTCGCCCCGTCGACCAGCCCGCCGATCGCGGCGTTGACGACGGAGCGGAACCACTCCGACTTCTGGTACGCCGTCACGAACGCGACGACCAGCGCGGCGATCGCCGTGATGATCAGCATCACCGGGTTCGCCGACAGGGCGAGCATGGCCACGCGCAGCGCGCTGATCGCGTTCGAGACGGCCATGATCCCGCCGGCCACACCGGCGACCATCAGCAGCGCGGAGACAAACTCGCCCATGCCGGGGATCGACAGCAGCAGTTGCACGGTCGAGGCGACGGCCTGGAGAACCAGCAGGAACCCGGACAGGGTGTTGCCCAGGCCGCCGAGCTGGGAGGCGATCCCGGCGATCGAGGTCAGCAGCCCGAGGAGCTGCCCCCACAGCTGGCCGTTGCCGAGCGCCCCGGCAAGCTGGACGACGACGGGCAGGAACTCGGTCCGCAGCCGGGCGAGCAGCGGGGCGAGCGCCGGGTTGTTGGTGAAGTTGAACCAGGCGAGGCCGGCCGCAGCCGCGAGCCGTCCGATCTCCTGGAGGACCGGGACGGTGTTGGCGAAGTACCCGGCGAGCTTGGACTGGGTCTCGCTCTCGCCGGTCAGCTGCCGGAAGGCGCTGGCCGCGCCGGACAGCGAGTCGAGGAGCTGCTGCCCGGCCGGGGCTGCGGCCCGCCCGACGTTGTACAGGCCGAGGCCGATGTCCCGCAGGACTCCCCACAGCTGCGCGCCGGTGTCACCCGCCCGCTGAAAGAACGCGCCGAGCTGCCCACCGTCGCGCCGCGCCTGGATGAACGCGGCGGCCAGCGCCATGCCGCGCTCCGCGCCGCCGGCCAGCCGCTCCAGCAGGGGCCCGGCCGCCACCGTGACGTTGCGCAGCGCGTCGGCCGCGCTCAGCCCGGCGTTGGCGACCGAGCCGACGACCCGGGCGTTCGTCTCGCCGATCTGCGCCAGGTCCGCGCGCCACGGACCGGAGGTCGCCATCTCGGCGCCCCGCAGCGCGGCCTCGCCGAGGACCTGCCCGGTCTGCCGGATCGCCGAGTCGAAGATCGGCAGCAGGGACAGGCCCCGGTTGATCCCCTTCTCCAGCGGGGGCAGCAGCGCCTCCTGCGCGGTGTCCCGCAGCCCACGCAGCGCGGGCTGCACCGTGCCGGAGATGAACCGGGCGAAGCGCTGCCCGGCCGGGGAGAGCGCGTTGAGGGCCTTCTCGGCGGCGCTGGCGGCGCTGCTGGTGGAGGCGAGCGCCTGGTTCTGGTCTCGCAGCGCGCGGGCAATGTCCCGCTGCGCGTCGGCTACTTGCTCGGCGGAACGTTTCTGCTGGAGGCCAGCTTCGCGGACCGTGCGGTCCAGCTCGGTGTGCGCGTCCTGGACGTCGCGCACCGCCTGGACCCGGGCGCGGGCGGCCTGCTCCTCGGCGTCCTGGACGCCGCGCACCGCGTCCTGCTCGGACTCCTGCGCGCGGGCCAGTTGCTCCTTCGCGGAGACGACCTGGTCGCTGCCCTCGACGCCCTGCTCGTTGGCCTTCTGGACGTCCTGGGCGAGCCGGGCGTTGCGGACCCGGACGTCTTCGAGCTGGTTGACCGCCTCCTGGTAGGAGATCTGCGCTTCCCGCCGGTCCGTCTCCGAAGAGAACGGGCTGACGTTGACCTGGTTGAGCCGGGAGCGGGCCTGCTCCAGCGCCAGCAGCGCCTTCTGCTCCTCCAGCGGCCCCCGGGCCGCGTCCCGGTTCAGGTCCTCCAGGGTGCGCTGGGCGTCCTGCCGGGCACCGTTGAGCGCTTCCTGCGCCTGCGCGGCGGCCTGGTGCGCGCGGGCAACCCCGAGTTCGGCCGACGCCAGTTGCCGGTCGGCGGCGGCGACCGACGCGGCGGCCTGCTGCTCGACGTCGGCCAGGCGGCGGCGGGCCTGCGCGACCTGCTCGGCCCCGCGCAGCGCCTGCTCGTCGCTGTCGCGCTGCGCGGTGACAAGGCGGCGCTGGGCGTCTGCCACCCGGTCGGCGGCGGCCTGCCGGGCCTGCCCGGCGGCCGACGACACCCCGGCGGATTCGGTGTCCGCCTGGCCGAGGGCCTTGACGGCGGCACCGATCCCGGAGAACGCCGCCAGGATCGTGCCCGCGCCCTGGGCGGCGGCGCTCATCGCGCCCGGCAGCGCGCCGATCAGCCCGACCGCGGGCGCGGCTGCCGACCCGAGGGCGAACAGCCCACCGGCGACCTGGGTGAGGGCCTGTCCGAGCGCCAGGGCGCCGGAGGCCATCGCGGGCAGCCGGGCCAGCCCGGCGATCGTGGAGCCCAGGCCCTCCGCCGCCTGCAGCAGCCCGCCGCCGGCCTCCCCCGCCGCCCCGGCAGCGGAGCCGCGGGCGTTGAGGGGGACGTCCACCGGCCGGGACGCGGCCGTACGGAACGCGACCAGCCGGGTGGTCGCGGCGGCCGTGTCCAGCTCGACCTTGACCTTGACCCGCAGGCCGACAAGGGCGTCCCGGACCTGGGCACGCAAGCTCGCCACATCGACATCGACGCCGAGGCGGACGCGGGCGGAAGCGGACTCGGCGATCGCCCGGACTCGCTCCTTGACGCCATCGGCGTCCAGCAGCGCCAGGAACCGCAGGTACGCAACGCCTCGGGTCTCCTCCCGGATCTTGGCGTTGAGTCCGTCGGCGTCGAAGTCGGCGGCGACCTGCACACGGGCCTTGACCGCGTTGACGGCGGTCTGGACCCGCTGGCGCAGGCCGGAGGTGTCGGCCTCGACCGCGACCTTGATGCGGGCCCGGACGGAGCCCGCGGCGGCTTCGACGCGCTCGCGCAGCCCGGCGGCGTCCGGCTCCAAGCGGATGCGGGCCCGCAGGTTGCGGGTGGCCGCATCGACGCGGGCCTTCGCGTCCGTCCCGAAGCCGCCCGAGTCGGCGACGACCTCGACAACGAGGCGGCCGGAGTCGATCTCGTCAGCCACGGCGGACCGCCCTCCCGCTGCGGCGCAGCACGCCGACCGCGCGGGCCATGCCCTGCGCGTCGCCGCCGCGCTCGCGGGCGGCGGCCTTCAGGTGGGCGGGGCGCGGCAGCTCGACCGGCTTGAGCAGACGGCGGTCGGCGGCGAACACCGACACCATCTCGACCAGCTGCGCCAGCAGCTCCTCTGTCAGCCCCCACCGGTCGGTGCCGGCGTCGGCGGCCGGGCGGCGCAGCAGCGCGTCGGCGGGCAACCCCCGCATCAGCGTCAGGAGGCGGCGGGTGCCGAGGAATCCAGCGTCACCGGGACGCCGCCAGGCACCGCGGGCGTCGATCCGGTAGTACCGCTGGAAGTCGGCTTCGAGGTCGTCCCACCGCTCGAAGGCGAGCCGGACGGCCCCATGAGTTCCCCCAGGCCGGCACCGCCCGAGAAGTACTTCGCCGACAGGGCGCGCACCAGCTCGAAGACGTCCGTGTGGCTGGGGCGCTGTTCCATCAGCCGGGTGAAGCCGTCCTCGCCGAGCAGGCGGCGGCCCATATCGGCGGCCGCGGTGAGCAGGTCGGACGGCAGGGTCGGCTCGGAGCCGAGCACGTCCACGATCAGGCCCGCGGCCTGGGTCTGCTGCTCGCCCTGCGACTGCGCGGCCTCCACCAGCGAGCGCAGCAACAGCGGCAGGTACGGGATGCCGATCAGCGGCTCCCACACCGCGAGCGGCAGTTCGGCCGGGAGCACCGCCACGGTGACGCCGCCGAAGATGACCGGCTCCTCGCCGACGGTGTACTCGGCCTTCGCCGCCTGGGCCTTCTCGGCAGCGGCGGCCAGCCGGCGGCGGCGCGCGGCGTCCAGGTCGATCCCGGCCATGTCGGCTCCTCGGTCTGTCGGCAACGGAACGCCGCAGACCGTAGGAGTCAACGCCGGTTAGCGTCGCGCCCAGCACCGAGTGCAGGGGCAGCACGATGCGGGTGGGGGGCCGCCACCCACCAACGCGGAAGGGGCCGTCGGCGTACCGGCGGCCCCTTCTACGGGTTAGGTGGTGGTGCTGGGCACGGCGGTCAGGCGCGCCGGGCCCTCCACCAGCGCTCGGCGATCACGAACAGGGAGACCTCGGCGGTCAGCAACATGACCTGCCCCGCCGACAAGCCGTGGACGGTCCCATACACGAGGACGCCGAGAAGGACCGCGGGAAGTCCATCGGTTGCGGCCCGGTCACGGATGGCCCGGATGATCCGGCCGCGGAGGATGGACTCTGAGGGAAGGGCGTGGCTCTCCTGGGAGCGACGCGCGATAATGCCCACTAGGTGCCTTTCGGACTCGATTCAGATGGGTACTGCAACCGCCGCCCCTCGCTGTTCGCCGTAGGAAGCACTGCGAGGGGTGGGCGGGGATCTCAGCCGCGAAGTGCTAGCAGGGACTTTGCGGCACGAACTTCATTGGCCGATGGGCTGGTTGGCGTAATCCCAGACATCCCGGAGCGCCTGCATGGCACCGGCCAGAAACTGGCCGCTGCGTTCGAGGCAGTCCTCCGACCCCGGCTCAGCGAACTCAGCGGGGAACGCCTCAGCGAGGCTCTGATACCAATCGCCGGACCAGCCGGGTGCCGACCGCTGAGCTGCCGCAATCTCTTGGAACGCGGAGTAATCGTTGTCGTACCGAGCTTTCCGGTGGATGCTCAGGACCCGCTTGAGGTCAAACCTCCACGAGGCGAGCCAGACCAGCCAATCCCAGGGGGCGACCTTGGCGAGCTCGAAGCCCGCGCGGTATCCCTCTTCGTAGTCTTCCCGGGCTGCGGCCCGGAGGCGGTCGGCCACCTCGGCAAGGCCGGCCTTCGCCCACTCCGGGCGGTAGGGCTGCTTCTTCTCGGGAGCGAGGAGGGCCAGCCCCTTCTGTACGAGCTGGCTCACGTTGTCCTGCTGGTGGAGGGCCTGCGCCCGCTCGAGGAGCTCGTCCGGGATGGAGACCGATACCTTCGCCATGAGGCCAAGAGTAGCACCGTAAGGTACGACAGCAAAGTGTGACTCTTAAGGTATTACCCACAAGTGCTACCCGGGGGGCGCCCCAGCCGACTGCGCCGCACGGCCATCCCCGCGCGAATGCAGCGATGCCCCGTCCGGAGGGGATCGGACGGGGCATCGCGGGTGCGGTCGGCCCCGGGGAAGGGGGCGGCGGGGGCCGACCGGCGTGATCCACACTATGCGGACCTCAGACCTATGGGCACAGCCTCAACTGTGCTGGTCAGGAAGGGTTTCACGCCGCCGGGGCGAAGCCAGGGTCGTCGGTCAGGTCGTACCACGGGTCGGTGGACTCGCCGCCGATGATGGCGAGTTCCAGGGGCAGCGTGGACTCGGCGTCGTCCGGGAACTTCTGGTTCACCGCCGCGACCTGCTCGCACAACGGCACGATCCGGCGGTAGTGCTTGGAGCCGTCGATCAGCTCCACCACCGCGGCGAACTGCTTGCGCCCGCCGACCTTCGGCGGGGTGTACCGGTAGAAGGTCTTCGAGTCCTGGGTGACCGTGGTGACCTCGCCGCCGCCGTAGACCGCGCAGATGTTGTTGGCGTTCCACTCCTGCAGCTCCACCTTGACCGTCGCCGCGTCCTCGGTCTGGATGGTGCGCGCCGCGTACCGCAGCTGGTGCGAGCGGAGCTTCTCGAACTTCGGGTCGGTGTTCCACTCCAGCGAGCCGGGCTTGAACAGCCCGGCCTCCTTCCACCCGGTGGGCAGCGCCACCAACGGGTCCGCCGGCGCGACCGTACCCGGCACCGCCAGGTACAGACGGGCCATCTGCGCGACGAACATGCTCTCTGCGGGCACGGCCGGTCCTCCTTGATGCGGGCCGTCAACGACGGACCGGACCGTAGGCCGGGCAGGTCAGTAGCGTCGCCCCGGGCGGCGCGCGTGGGGCTGTCGCAGAACTCGCACAACCCGGCCGGTCACCGGGTCGGGGGATGCGCGGTGACGGCCACGATGACCAGGTAGCGGCCCTGGCCGGTCGGCTCCGGCAGCCACCCGCCGGCCGACAGCGCCCGCACCGCGGTCACCACCGGCCGCCCCGGCACGGCCTGCTGCCCGGCCAGTTCGTGCAGCGCCTTCACGGCCACCGTGAATGCCTTCCGCAGCTCCGGCCGGGGCGTGGAGCGGTCCAGGTCCCCGAGCGCTTCGACTTGGAGGTGGAAGGTGGCGGTCCAGCGCCACCCGGGGGCGGAGCCGCCCGGTACCTGGGTGATGCGGATGCGCGGGTAGGGCGGGGTGTTGCGGGCGCCGACCCGGCCGGGGCCGCCGAGGGCCCCGGTCAGCTCGGCGTGGCCGGAGAGCCAGGTGACGGCCAGCTCCTCCGGGTCCAGGGAGGCCAGGTCACTCACTCGCCGGGCCCGCCGCCTTGTTCGCCGGCGGCTTGGCCATCGACGGCTTGCGCTCGATGGCCGGGGCGAGGGCCTTCGCCACGGCTTCCGGGTCGTTGGGGTCCACCCCGGCGACGTACCCGGCGGTGATGAGCTTGCGGGCCTCGTGGGTCGGCACGTCGATCTCGTCGCCGGGCAGCAGCTGCGCGCCGTCCCGGTCGAAGTGGTGGGCGAGGGTGATGCGGACGGTGCCGGGTGCGGCGGCCATGTCGACTCCTTCGAGCGGTTGGGGTGACCGGGCGAAGGAAAGCAGGCGTGGCGGCTACCGTCCCGCCGGAGAGCGGTCCGGCCGCCCCGGTGGCGGGGGCGGCGGGTTCACCGGTGCCGGTTGGCGACCTCGGAGGCGGCGGCGCCCATGAAGTGGCTGCCGTCGCCGTGTGCGTACTCGGCCTCGGCGGCCCGCGGGTAGTCGCAGGTGACGGTGGCGCGTACGCGCGTGCCGGAGGTGGCGGCCTTGCCCGCCGTGATGGCGGCGGCGACGGCTTCCGGGTCCTCGGTGACGGTGCAGCGGCACCCGGCGGTCTCCTCGACCGGGCCGTCCGGGTCGCGGGGCCGGTCGAGCGTCGTGTTGCCGACAGAGAACGGCAGCGGGGCGGGCACGGTCTGCCCGTCGGCGGCCTGGTGGCTGGGCCGGGCGTTGCCGTCCTCCTGGGTGTGCCAGGTCTTCGCCGCGGGCGCGCGCCTGCGGGCTTCCTCCGCGACTTCCTCGGCGAGGCGTTCGGTGTGGCGGCGCAGCAGCGGGGCGAGCCGTTCAGCGATGTCGGCGGGCAGCTCAAGGCGGGCCATCAGGGGTGTCCTTCTGCTCGGGTTCCACCAGCCTGGCGGGATCGGGCGGTCACCCGGACGTAGGCCAGGGCCGGGTCGGCGGCGTGCACCAGGTCGTCGGCGGCGGTGACCGTCCACTCCTTGCCGCTGGCCGGCTCCACCACCAGGTCCCCGACCAGCAGGGTGCCGGCCTGCGGGTCGAGCGCCAGGTGCCAGGTGCCGTCCGGCTGGGGCAGGGCGCGGCCGGGCCACGGGCCCCGCAGCGGGCCGGGCGGCCCGGTCACCTCCGCTCCGTGGGCATCGAGGCCGGGAGCGCCCCGGGTGCGCACGCCGAGCTGACGGTCGGCCAGCAGCACGCCCATCACGGCCCGCCCGGGACGGTCAGGCCGGGCGGGTTCGGCCGGACCGGGTCCTGGTAGACCCGGCGGCCGCGCAGCCGCCATCGGTCCGTGGTCGTCAGGTCAGGCGGGGCGAGGAGCACCGGCGGCTCGACCGCGGTGTCGTAGGTGACCGACTGGCCCTCCACCGAGGCGGAGGCGATGCGGCGCTGCCGGAGCGGCGCGTCGGCGAGCAGCGGGTGGTGGCAGGCCGTCGCCCGGACCCACAGGCGCAGCGGCGCGGTCTCCGGGTCGGTGCTGGCGTCGATCCCCGCGATGTAGGTGACGGTGTAGGTCGGCGTCCCGAACGAGGGGGTGGGCAGCGAGGTCGCGTCGGGCACGGCGGAGATGACCGTGATGACGGGGGCGTGGCTGAGGTTCCATCCGCTGGTACCGGCCCGGATGCCGCTCTCGGTGTACTGGACAGGCAGGAGCGGCCTGCCGAGGTGCGCGACGAGGGTCTCCTGCGCGTCCTCAACCGCGGTCTCGACGCGCTGCCGAACCTCGTCGGTCAGCGGGACGGACAGGCCGAGGCGGCGGGCGACCTCCTCGGCCGTGACGATCAGCTCCAC